GAACCTATTTGTAAGTAGTAGTGTAGTACAAGGGTGTCCATTTGAACAACTTAAACCAGCTTTAAGAGTATTTACTATTATAAAAGCTATAGAAGACAAGTATAACACTGCAAACGGATACTCGCAAGACCTCAAATTTAGTAGAGACTTCTTTAACAAAGACAATGCAGCGTTTTATAATTTGTATTTATGGTTGCATAGAAAAAAAGGTGGTGTTTTAGAAGATAGTAGTATAGTCCAGCAGTGTAAAAACTGGGATAATATGGAAGGTAGTTCTGCAAATAAAGCTGTATGGCAAGGAAAAGTTAAGAGTGGTTATTGGGTTTTAAGACAACCTAATAGTACAAAAAGCGTCAACTTAACTCATAGAGTTATTATACACCCACAAGCTGGAACAGGGGTAGCTCCTTTTGATGTCTTTATAGAAAAAGACGGAGAAGAAAGCTTTAGGCAAAGTTTTACTTCAGCAGATTTAGTAAATGGTAGATTTGACACTGGCACTATAGACGACGACGCAGGGGAGTATAGGTTGTTTATATCGTCAGAGACAAGTCAAAGCTTTAGTATTGAGCTTATACTTAACGAGAGAGTTGTAAAGTTCTTTGGACCTAAAAATCAAATTGTAACTGTCTGGGGTTCAGTAGATATTACAACTACAGCAGAGTTTAACACAGCAGTACAACTTCCTAAGATAAAACTACTTGATTTTTTAACAGGGCTATTTAAAATGTTCAATTTAGTAGCTTACCAAAACAACGCAGGTACAATAATTGTACAACCTCTAAACGAATTTTACTCTAATAGTACAACTAGCTATGATGTAACAGAGTATTTAGACACTACTGACAGCACGGTAGAGAACGTGTTACCCTTTGCTAAAATAAACTTCAACTATAAAGGTCTTGACAGCTTCTTTGCAGCAGACCATAACGAAAGGTTTGGTTTAAATTGGGGGTCGCTTAAATTTGGTGGTACTGAAAAAGTAGAAGGTAAAGAGTTTAAAGTAGAGTTACCTTTTGAACACCATAAATTCGAAAGACTATTTGACGCTAATACAGGTAATACTGATATAACTACAGCTCAA